ATGTTGCCAAGCACCCACACATCATTCTAGACAATGAACGAGCTACACGCTTACTGCGCGGCAGAATCGGCATGCTTGGCATGTACCCAGTCGCCAACACAACTTTTGCTAAGTCACTTGCCCAAGTGTTAAAGCTCTCCACTGAGGATTCACCGATCCAATCTTTTGACAGCAAGGATTTGGAAACATGTTTGGGCAATGACGGTCGTGCCTTCTTAGGCTCAACTATGATTAAGGACCCAAATACTGCTAAGCTTGGATCGGTGATTCTCCATAACTGCATGAATAGGTCAGCGTGCCCCCCGCCGAAAGGTAAGGCTGCTGCAGGCTCGTTAGTGCTAGTTGTTTCGGAAGAGATGGTCGCTGACCCCAAAGTCAGTAAAAATATTGAGTCGGCAATCGCTTATGTCGGCGGCCGATGCGAGACATTGTTCTCTGGCGTTTACGTCCGAAAGAATGTGCCTGGATTGATTGCGATACTAAGTATGAATGGATTAGCAACTTAAAAGGAATAATGAAATGAAAATCAACAAATCACAGCTTAAACAGATTATTAAAGAAGAAATTGAAGATACCTTTCTTCAGAAAAGCCCAGAGCGCGCCGACGATCAACAATCATATGAAATGGCCATGGGTCAATCCCGCCAGACGGTCATAGATGTGTTTGGAGAAGATGTTGGTAGCATGGCTTGGAATCTTATTGAGACTGCGCTTCATGCGAAGCCCGGTAGTTTTGAAACTGTGATGCCACTACATCAAGAGATTGCAGATTTGGCACGGATCGATAGCGATGTCAGAAGTGATATGAAAGAATACTAAGCATGAATGGACTAACAACATGAAAGGAATAATATAATGGCTATAAGAAAAAACACAAGAAGATTTGACCCTCGTTACTTTATGGATGAGAAGACAGATATTCTTAAAGAATCTGCAAGAAGCGAACACGACGCTGAGGCTAGCGGAATGGCCGGCGCATATAGAGAGGGACTTGCCGCAGGCAAGGCTGGGGACCCCCCACGTTTGAGAGGCGCCGAATATATGCGAGGATACAATAAGGGTAAAAAAGAAAGTAAAGAAGAGATGGATGAGGCCCTCGGAGATCAAGCGTCTCAGAAGCTGTCCCAAGCAGGCATTGCAAAAGAGCCCGAACAAGTTCGTAAAGAACTTATGCGGATGATACTTGGTCTCGACACTGGTGACGAAGAAGACGCTGAGGCGCTATCTTTCATGGCCGCATATCTAAAAGACGCGTCTGCGGCTAATGTGCGCCAAGGTTTGGGTTTAGAAGAGGGGCTTGAAAACATCACGCCCGAAAACATTCAGATAGCAGTAGAGGCTTTTAAGCAAGTCGCAATGAATCTGGCGCCAGCAGTCGTACTGCCGGCATTAGTTATGTATTATAAAGAACTCAAAATGAGTAAAAAGGATTAAGCAAATGAGTTTATGGAATTCATTTAAATCTTGGTTTTCTAAATCACTCGATACCGACTGCTGCGCACCAACGCCAGTCGAAGTCGAGAAAGAACCCTGCGGAGATTTGTTTGCCGAGATATGTCGTGATGTGGGAGTCAAGCAACACTGGCTTGAGAGTACTAACGCAATAGTTCTTTTTGAGGAATGGTACACCGGTCCTAAAAACCAAGAAGAGATTAAAGCATCTATAAATGATTTTGTAGAAGCTAACCCTTTTCTTCGTGCAAAGTTGCAAGGAAAGTTTTAGAATGATGTCGGCGAGGACCCGATGATGGCAAAAGCACAAGCCTTCATAGATGGCTGGTTGGCCAAACTAACTTCAAGAAAGCTAATGGTTTGGGTAACCGCAACAGCCCTCACATTCACGGGACATGTAACCAGTGATGATTGGGTAATCATATCGGCCATCTATATTGGTGGTCAAACAATTATTGATGGTATTGCAAGGCTGAAGGGGTATAATGATTAAGAAGCAGATACTAGAATTTGCACTCAAGAATTGGAAGGCAATACTGATCGTATTGCTTTTTGCTGTTATAGCGATGAAAAACCAACGTGATTATGCGCTAATGCAAAAGGCATATGAGACGCAAGCAGACTCCCACAAGGCACAGATTGATGGGTTAAAAGAAATCCACAAGCAAGAGATTCGCGAAAAGCAAAAATTGATGGAAGAACACATGGAGTCTATTGCTGCCATTGAAGAGGAGTATGAAGATGCCCTTGAAATGATCGAGCAGTTAAGAGAAGACAAGAAGGGTCAATATAGAAACAAGTTTAACCAAGACAGAGAACAGTTGATTATAGATATAGAAAAGAGGTTTGGTATTCAATATGCTCCTTAATCTTCTATTAATACTTAGTCTAGCAGCTAACGCCACAGAAGCAGCTAAGTTTACTATCTTAGAATATAAAGCTCCAGCACCATTCGCCGGAGTGCTTTTTGACGAGAAGGCCATGGCTAAAATATTAGCAGGTTACGACATATACAAGTATTCATGTGATATAAAGATGGATTATCAACTAAAGATTCAAAAAGAAGAATACGACTTTAAGTTAGAAAACTTAAGAATCGAACACAAAGCCTTAACAAATGAGTACGATTTGTTTATAATGCAAAAGGATAAAGAGATTAATCTTTTATCCGATGCGCTAAAAAAAACTTCACCCCGTCACAAATGGTTGTATTTTGCTGGTGGGATCCTCATTGGTACTGCGGCCTCATATGGCGTATATAGAGCTATAGATGAAAGATAAAGACCCCAATCAAATTGCCGCAATTGAAAAAGCCATTGGCGAAAAGTATGGCACCGACGCAATCCAAAACCCAAATGCCAATTGGAACGAAGACAGGGAAAAAGTATACCTGCAGCAAATGAAAGAGTTCTATGACAAGGTAAAGAGAAACGAAGAGCAGCAAGAGAAAATCGATATAAATGGTATAAAGGTTACAAAAAAACTACTTAATAGAGAATCTCTAAAGTGCTGTCCTGTCTGCGGAACTTTTCCAAAGAAATCTAGGGACGACGTCTGCCTCATTAAATTTAAATGCTGTAGCCTTTGCTATGATACTTATGTTTTTGGGAGAGAAGAGAGGTGGATAGAAGGATGGAGACCAGATGAAGTTAAACAAAGAAATACTTAAAGACATCATAAGAGAGTCTATCCAAGAAGCAGAAGACGACGACACCGGCCTTAAGACAGGCACAATGTCCACTGCCCAAAGACAAGCTGGTGCCCGCGCCCGAATTAAAAGCACCAAGCAAGACAAAGAATATACTTCACAAGAAAGAAATATTGTGGATCAGTTCGAAACTTTTATATCGGATTTGGCTGCAGCCGAAGGCGTCGATCTAATGACGCATCGTGCGCTTCTCAACCGAGTAATTGCAATATTACACAAATCAATTAAACAAAAACCAGCACAAGGAGCACCACAATAATGGCAACAGTTTACGAAATAGTACAAGGTCTGTCGCAGGCCGCAGCAAACGCATACGACGGAGCGCTTGACGAAAGTGGGGATCCAATCACTGCCGGCCTCGCTCGCGAAGACGGTGATCCGATCCTTGACAAGAGAGTCTTGGATGGATTTAACGTTAAATTTTATGGCAACATGATGTGTCTTTCTTACATGTCGGAAGTTAGGCTAAAAGAAGTACACGCAAATGGATTCGAAAGCGAGATCGAACAAAAGTTATCTGATATTACATCTTTTCTTAAGAAAGAGTACAAAAAAATTACTGGAGATTCAGTGACCCTAACGGTCGAAGGCGAAACCGATATGCGAGTAGAGAGCACATCCAGAATCCGTTCTTGGGTTGTCGCTAAAAAGCACTTCAAGGTCGGAGGTTTGTCTGAAGAGATGAATGACGACAACAGTGGTAACAAGCCACCAACCGAATACTGGCAAGACTTCGTGTCCCAAGGTGGATGGAACGGCGATGGTGGAAAACGCCCAGACAATGACGACAGAAAGAAAGACAAGGAAGCACCTAAAAAATGAATATCTCCAAAGATAATCTTCGGCGTATCGTACTTGAAGAATATATGAAAGAAGAGGGCCTGCAGCTTGAGGCATTGAGTCAAGAAAGATATGAAGAGTTTATGGCTTGGATACAAAAGAAGGGCCCAAGACCGGACTGGCTAGACGACTATGGAACAAGCGGTAAAAGTACGCCTGCTGCGCCCCAAGTACCTCCCGTTGATATTCACGGCGCTGAAACAGAGAAATTCCCCACAGATAACATGCCTCAGTATGACGATGTGCCTGACGAAGAAGGTGCATATGATACGGAGGAAGAGGCTGAAGTGTCGAGCCTGGAAGATCAAATTGCAGCGCTGGTACAAGGTTTGCCGCCAGAAGAAGTATCTGACTTATTCCAAGCAGTGTTCGCTCAGATTCCGGGAATAGAGATGGGCCCTGCGGAAGAAGAGCCGGAGTCTATTTATTCACCCGGATCCGAAGGGCGCCCAACCGTTGGGTTTAGAGAAATTAAGCAACTTATTCGAAAAGTATTAGAAGAAGGTCATTACCATGATATGGGCGGAGAAGATGAAATGTACAATGTTTTGGATCCCCACGGCTTCGAAAAAATGCCAGACGTCGATTTAATTGCAATGGCAGAAAAAGATGGAATTGAAGACATTATAGTTCTAGATGCCGAAGACAGCCTTGCCAATCGTGAAGAGGTAATAGCAGCACTGAAAAATGTATGAGTTTCAAGTTAGACAAGAAACAACAAGTTAAGGAAATGCTCCGGTGCGGTAAAGACCCGGTTTATTTCCTTAAAACCTACGCCCGTATATCTCACCCGATGCACGGGTTAATTCTTTTTGACACATACGATTTTCAAGATACACTTTTAAAAGACTTTAATGACTACCGCTTTAACGTTATTCTAAAAGCGCGCCAGCTAGGAATCTCTACGATTACAGCCGGCTACATTGTTTGGCTGATGCTCTTTCACCGTGACAAGGCAATCCTTGTCATGGCAACTAAGTTTGCCACTGCTGGTAACTTGGTTAAGAAAGTCAAGAACATCATGCGGAATATCCCCGACTGGTTAAAGATTGCCACCATTACAGTAGATAACCGAACTTCTTTCGAGTTGTCGAATGGTTCGTCGATTAAAGCAGCTTCTACCTCTGGGGACGCCGGCCGCTCTGAAGCACTGTCTCTCTTGGTCCTTGATGAGGCAGCCCATATTGAGGGACTAGAAGAACTGTGGACTGGTCTGTATCCCACACTATCAACCGGTGGTCGATGCATCGCGCTGTCTACTCCGAACGGTGTTGGTAATTGGTTTCATAAAACCTGTACTGACGCTGACGCTGACGCAAATAACTTCAACCTAACAACTTTGCCATGGGATGTGCACCCCGACAGAGATGCAGAGTGGTATAAGAAAGAAACTAGAAATATGTCCAAGCGACAAATCGCTCAAGAGCTAGAATGTAACTTCAATACCTCTGGTGAGACTGTTATTGATCCAGAATGCATGGAATATTTACACGCCACAATGAGAGAGCCCAAACACAGGACTGGCTTTGATAGAAACTTTTGGATATGGGAAGACTTTGATCCCACGTGCAACTATCTAATGGTCGCCGATGTCGCTCGCGGCGATGGGGCCGACTACTCAACCTTCCAAATTATCAAGCTAGAAACACTTGAGGTAGTTGGAGAATATCAAGGAAAGCCTTCTTTGGATATGTATGCTGGGATGCTAAACCAAATCGGCCGAGAGTTTGGCAGTGCTATGTTGGTAGTGGAAAACAATAATGTTGGATACTCTGTGTTAACTAAACTTATGGAATATGAATATCCAAATGTATATCATTCAATTAAGTCGACACATGAATATATCGAGCAACATCAAGCCGAAGCAATTAACTCCGCGGTACCCGGATTTACCACGTCGATGAAAACAAGACCACTTATCATTGCGAAATTAGAAGAGTTTATCAGAAATAAACTAATTACCATATATTCATCTCGCACAATTAATGAAATGAAAACATTTATTTGGAGGAATGGTAGACCCCAAGCAATGAAAGGATACCATGATGATCTGATCATGGCATTAGCAATCGCTTGTTGGGTTAGAGATACGGCGATTCAATCAAGCGCAAGAGATTTAAACTATCAAAAGGCATTTGTAAATGCCATAGTAACCAGCAAAACTACAATGAACACACAAATAAATGGACAACACGGCTACAAAAAAGACAATATCTTTGATAAAATGAGTGAAGCAGATAAATTATATAAACAATACCAATGGATTATAAAGTGAGAAAATAAATGGCCAGCAAACCTACACACAACCCCAAGAATCAACAATCGGACTTATTCAAATCTTTAACTAGATTGTTCTCGGGCCCTATAATTAATTATAGATCACAGTCCGGCCGCCGCATTAGGCGCCAGCACCTAGATAAGTTCTCTAGCAGATTTAAATCAGCCTCTGGTCAGCAGTTTAAGAAATCTCTATACAATCCGTTAGATCAAATTTCAACGAATGCTATTCAGAATCAACAACGCGCTGAGCGTTATATTGACTTCGACCAGATGGAGTACATGCCAGAGATTGCATCGTCTCTTGATATTTATGCTGATGAGATGACCACTTATTCTGACCTGCGGCCAATGTTAAATATCAAATGCGCCAACGAAGAGATAAAAGCAGTGTTGGGAATTCTTTATGAGAACATTTTGAACGTTCAATACAACCTTTTTGGTTGGTCGCGCACAATGTGCAAGTACGGAGACTTTTTCCTGTATCTAGACATCGACGACAAATACGGCGTTCAATCTGTTATCGCGCTACCATCACCAGAAATTGAAAGACTTGAGGGCCAAGACACCACTAATCCTAACTATCTTCAATATCAATGGAACTCTGCAGGAGTCACTTTTGAAAACTGGCAGATTGCACACTTCCGCGTGCTTGGCAACGATAAGTATGCTCCATACGGAACATCTATTTTAGAGCCCGCCCGACGCATCTGGCGCCAGCTAACGTTGATGGAGGATGCCATGATGGCTTATCGCGTCGTACGCTCCTCAGAGCGTCGTGTGTTCAAGATTGATGTTGGTGCTGTGCCTCCACAAGATGTAGAGCAATACATGCAGAAGATCGTTACTCAGTTAAAAAGAAATTCAGTAGTTGATGCCAGCACGGGTCGAGTTGATTTAAGGTATAACCCAATGTCAATCGAGGAAGATTACTTCATTCCCACGCGCGCCGGCTCGGCAACAGATATTCAAACACTGGCCGGCGCCACCAACATTACGGCAATCGACGACGTTAAATATCTTCGAGACAAGTTATTTTCTGCTCTGAAGGTACCTCAATCCTACCTTACAATGGGTGAGGGCGCCACCGAAGATAAAACCACATTAGCACAAAAGGATATCCGTTTCTCAAGAACCATCCAAAGGCTGCAAAGGGTTGTAATATCAGAACTAGAAAAGATTGGTATTATCCATCTTTATACTTTGGGCTTCCGCGGCGATGATCTGCTGGCGTTTAAACTGTCGTTAAACAATCCCTCGAAGATAGCAGAGCTTCAAGAAATTGAGCACTGGAAATCCAAGTTCGATATCGCCGCTTCGGCTACCGAGGGCTTTTTCTCTCGCCGTTGGGTTTCTGACAACATTTTCGGCCTGTCCCACGAAGAGTTTACTCGTAATCAACGAGAAATGTACTATGATAGGAAACATGACGCTGCGCTTCAACAAGTGGCAGAGGCCGCTGCAGCCGGTGAAGCCGGCAGTGCACTTGGTGGTGACATGGGAGGCGACCTTGGTGGAGAACTTGAGGCAGATCCTGGAGCAGAAGAGGTACCAGCAGCAGATGTTGGCGGCTTGGACGCCGATGCCCCTGACGATGCCCCCGCCGGCGACGACTCCCCACTTCTCGCAATACCCCCGGGAAGCCGCCCATCCAAAAGATTAACACCAGGAGAAAAAATGAAACCTAGAATAACCCCTGGCGCCAAAGGCAAAGTATATACTCCCACCAAGACAGATTCTCGGCCACAAGGCGCCCGTACTCGCAATTTAAAGAGCATGGGTAGCACCGAGATTACTCCCCGAACCACGCTACCAGGCCGCGATGCCCTAAGTGCTTTGGGCAGGGGTGTTGTAGAAACATCCCAGGGAACAGGCTTTTATGAAGAACAGGAGCCTACTTATTCTTTGAAAGACCGGAATCAAGAAAAACAAATTCTTGAAGTAAATCAATCGGTTCGTCAACTTGTTGAAATCCTAGATAAAAAAGATAAATCATTAACGGAGCAAAAAAATGAAGATTAAACACAACAAAAAGAGAAACACAGCCTTTGTTTTCGAAACCTTAATGAGAGAAGCAACCGCTGCTATCTTAAAAGGAGACGAGCAGAGGAAGGATGCAGTAATTAAAATCGTAAGAACACACTTCAAGTCGGGAACCGAATTGAATAAGCACCTAGAGTGCTATAAAGCTTTATACGAGAATCAAGATATTTCATTAAAGTTTAGTGAGCGCATTTTAAAAGAAGCCAAACAGGCCTCAAGATTAATAGACCCACATGGGCTTTTCAAACAGCAAACTGAACTTATTAATGACATCAATAAAGATTTAGAACCCACAGTGTTTAACAATTTTGTGCCAAATTACAAAACATTAGCCACGATTGACCAGATTTTCTCTACGAAGCTGCCCCCCAAGAGCAGGGTAATGCTGGAGAACTCAATTGTTGAAAACATGAGCAAGTCGACAGAGCCACAACAACCGCAAGCATTTATGGACAACCTAGTCCTCGATACCTTCACGGAGAAGTTTAACGAAAAATACTCGAAAGCCCTCTCTGAAGAACAAAAACAATTGCTTTCTCACTACATCACTTCGTTTGCAGATAACGCAGTAGAACTGAAGACTTACTTGAATGAAGAGATCGCCCGATTGAGAGCCGTACTAGTCGAGGCCTCCAAGGGAGATGACTTCGGTACAGATGAAAGTATGAAGTCTAAGGCCGGCCTCATCGTTGAGAAACTTGACACATATGCTAAAACAGAGATTAATGATAACATCTTACTCACTGTTTTAAAGACACAAGAACTAGCAAAGGAATTGAGCCATGGCAATAATAATTAAAATTGGCAAAGAAGCTAATGCAAAAAAAGTAAGATTAGAACTTGATCTTCGTAAGTCCATGAGCGGTGATCTTATGATCTTTGATCATGGCGATATTGATATTGTGTTATCCCCAGCAAAAAATAAAGTAGTAGTCTTTCCGAAGGATACCATGACTGATTTAGTGTACGGCGCCCAGAATAGGTTGTTTGCACATCTCCGTAAAAAAGGCATCATTGTTGCTGAGAGTATCCAAGCTGGAGCTTTTTACGGCTCTATTGAAGGTACCCTAGAACAATCGACATTAGAAGAAGCCAGTTCTGCTAAGATGGCTTTAATCAACATCTCAAACTTTATTGATGAAGAGCGTCCATACTTTGAACAGACGGAAGCAATCATCTCGATGGCCGACGATGAGTTGGTACACCCAGATAAGGCAGATTCAACTGAGCTTGGAGAAGTTCCGCAGGAAGTAGAGAAGGGCTCTATTCGCCCTGGTCATGTAAGAAGTGCCTATTCGATTGGCTACATGTACACAGTTTAAGGATCAAAGATGCCTGACATGAAATTGATATTAGAAAGATGGGACAGCTATCTCATTTTCGAAGAGGATACTCTGGCACAACTTAAAGATGATCCTGCAGCGGTGGAAGAGTTGGCAGACGATGTCTCGCGCGTTAAGGATAGAAAAAGACTGCAAGCAATTTTAAATGCGCTAGCGGCCGATCCCGAAGTGCTGCAGGTGGTTGATGCACTCAAGGAACTTGCACAAGAGGCTGATGACGTTCCTACCGATGTGGAGGAGGGGCTATCCGACGACTTCCTCAAGCTCTCGGCTCAGGGGTACCTTGGCGCCCAGAATTTATTGAACACTGAAGCCGCCCGAAAAATAATGAAGGTGGCACCACCGCTGTTGGCTTTGGGTCTTATCGCCTTCAAACTAACGAGTGCCGGCGGCATGGATCCTGATGACGGTGGCATGCTGTCAACAATTTTAAAAGCTACCGGCAAGACTGACCTTGAGTCAGTCCTCGGTGTCATAGGCGCCGGAACCGAAGGAGCCGTAACGGAGAAGAAATGGAACTACTAACATTTATATTGTGCGCATATGGTTTAACACAAATCATTGTGTATGGTAAACTATTCAACAGAATAAGGCCGCAGAAAGGAAAAGCTGGAGAACTTTTTAAATGTCCAATGTGCATGGGGTTTCATGTAGGATGGTTTTTAATGCTACTTTCTCCATTTACAGAACTATTTAGTTTTGACGTTTCTATTGTTAACCTCCTTTTATTGGGAGGTGTTTCATCTGGAACATCTTATATATTAAACATGGTATTCGGAGACGAGGGGATAAAACATGAACACAAACATTTGGACAGCAAAGTGGATGCTACAACCAGTCAGACACTGTTGTAAGGGAAGTTAACTATGGGTAAGAAGCTATTAAGAGAGTATTACGCACTGTGCGAAGGCGGCGTTTGCCAGGACCTTTTGACCGAGGAAGAGAAGCGTTACGTCGCAGATGGCGGTATGATTTTATCTGGCATCATGCAAATGACTGAAACCCAGAATGGTAATGGTCGAGTGTATCCACACAAAACAATGGTCAGAGAAGTTAAGAACTACCAAAAACTTGTACAAGAAAACCGCGCCCTTGGAGAACTCGATCATCCGGATGATTCAGTTATTAACCTTAAGAACGCCTCCCACATGGTCACTGAGATCTGGATGGATGGCCAAAAGGTTATGGGAAAAATGAAAATCCTTGAGACCCCATCGGGCAAGATTCTCAAAGAACTGGTTAACGGAGGGGTTACGGTAGGCGTCTCCTCCAGGGGTATGGGCTCAGTAAGCGAGCAGTCCGGACAAACCATGGTTGAAGATGATTTCCAGTTAATATGTTTTGACATGGTCTCGGAGCCTTCGACGCCCGGCGCGTTTATGATGAGAGAGGCAAAAGACTTAGATGTGTCGCAGGTTTTTACAAAGGCCGATCGCATCAATCGTTTATTGAATGAGGTCTTAGATGAACAAGAGTGACCTAAAGAAGGTAATCAAACCGTTGGTTAAAGAGTGTATTCATGAGGTTCTTCTAGAAGAGGGCCTTTTGTCCAATATTGTATCCGAGGTTGTCAAGGGAGTTGGCCCACAGACAATTGTAGAAGCTGAAACTCCCCCCACTAGACGTCAAAAGAAAACTAAAAAGAGCAATATTGCGATACAGGAACACCGACGTAAGATGATGGATGCGGTTAACCGCGATGCATACAACGGTGTCGATCTGTTCGAAGGAACAGAACCACTTAGCTCGGCGGCCAGCGGCGAATCAAAGGCCGGCAGTGTTGATCTTGGGGACCCCAGGGATCCCGGAGTAGACATCAGTTCAATTCTTGGCGACTCGTCACAGATTTGGCAGGCAATAAAATAGGAACAACATGAAGAAGAAAGCAAATGTAATTATCAAGCCGAATCATTCAAGAGAATCGGCTGAAAGAATGATCAGAAGGTTTATAAAGAAAACCAAAAAAGAAAGAATTGTAGAAGAAGTTAGAGAGCGCTCTCACTATAAAAAGCCTTCAATAAAGAAAAGAGAGAAGAGAGAGAGAGCGCAACGCGCTAAATATCGTGAAGAACAAAAACGTATTAGAGCACAACAAAGGCGCGCTAGAAAAAATAAGTGACTATTTATATTGTAAATCAAATTTTTAAGGAGTTTTTGTAATGGGAAGTTGGGAGACAGGACAAGGATTAAATTCAGTCGGCGCCTATCAAGTAAGCGGCCGGCCATTCGCCAGCGGCAGTATTGTCGCACTACATGGCAACCGACCTGGCGGATATGAGGTGGTTTTCCCCTACGTGACACGCTGGTTCAAGGTCATTAACAATGATATAGGGAACAAGTGCAAAGTTGCGTTTACTCTTTCTGGAATGACCGGTTCGAACAACTACTTTACAGTGCAGTCAGTTAGTGGTTCGGTCACTGAAGCGTTCGGTAGTACGTCTAATGACGCTACTAGCGGTATTTTGGAGCTAAAGGTGTCATCTATTTGGATATCTGGTTCCACAAATGTTGATGTCGTTGCCGGATTAACCTCCATCGCAACAATCCGTACAGCCACCGCAACAGGTCCTAACTGGTCAGGTTCAGCAGGAGTAGGATAGGCCCATGGCGAATTTTGGCTGGGCATATATTGATTGTGATGACGCTGGTTCAGACGGCGCAGCCGCAGGTCCGACTGGATCACTTCAATTTATTAGCGGCGGTGGTGGACACACCACCGGCTCCAGCCAATTGGTATACTATACCGCATCTTATGGTGAGCATGTAGGTTCTTCAACGCTAGTTTTATCTGGCAACATGGTTATAACTGGCACTCTTAGCGCCAGTGTTTTTAATTATGAAGACATCTCCATCATTGACGCAACGGGTTCCACGTTCTTTGGTAACACCATCGACGATATCCACTCTAGGACCGGTAGCTTAGAGATCTGGTCCGGCACAACGCCGGTCCTTTCAGCAAGCTCCTACAGTAAGCAAACTTTTGTTAAGGGTTTTGGCGGAGGTTACCTTCAGATTAGCGGAAGCCATCAAACTGCGTCAACCTCTGATTACATTCTAGGTGTTGCCACTCCATTCACGGGTGGCACAGACCCCGTAAGAATAACTGTGCCAAGTCCAGCGACTTTCGCTGCTGGCGCCATACTCGTAATTAAAGACGAACTCGCTGCTCGCGGCGGCTCCTCCATTATAATAACTCGCTCTGTAGATGATACATATACATTTGATAGTGCTGCGTTCTACACACTAACTGGCTCATCGCCAGCAATTAGTTTGTATTCAAACGGAACTAACTGGTTCGTCTTCTAATTAAACTTAGAGGAGTTTTATAATGGCATTCAATCAGATGTCTGGCACTGTGTTCTTGCCTGCAGAGCTTCGACCTAGACTAGATATGGTCCAATCGACCATCCTTTCTGGCAATTTAAGCACCTCTGATGCTGCTGATGTCATTAACATTCCTCGTGTTTCAAACGCTACGAATAATTCGCTTGTAACAAACGTAGGTGGTGACGCAAACACACTAACTTGCGAGAGTAACTTAACGTTTGATGGTACGTCCCTGGACGTTACAGGCGATTTAACGGTCTCAGCGGGCACTACACTGTACGGGCCGATAAATCTCTCTAGTAGTACTGGTCTCACCATCACAGGCTCCATATACCCCTCTGGAAGCGCCGCATTCTCATTAGGCTCAGAGACCCAAAGATGGGCTGAGGTTTTTGTTGGGACTGGTTCGGTTCACCTGGGTCCTAACTGTTCGATTAGCTCTGCAGATCATAAAATAATGATGAACAAGACACTGGTTGTCACCGGCGCCTTGTCTGCATCAACATTTGTATCGGCGTCAACTTTTTATGGAGACGGAAGCAACTTAACAAATGTGAAAGCAGATCATGTTGTCGCCGAGGGCCCGGTAAACTCAATTCAATTTCATGATCCAACCGACTCCGACTTAACTGGATCCTCAAACCTAACATTTCAGAACGATGTTTTGTCGGTTGGCGGCGGGCTAACTCTCAATAGAAGATACACGGATTCTTCCATCACCGTTTCGGTAACTGATTACTATGTTGGAGTCGGAACAGTCAGCAATCCAGTAGTCCTAACATTGCCCGACGCAGCCCTCATGGGCAACGGTCAGACCTACGTTGTAAAAGACGAAGGTGGAGCCGCTCACTCAAACAATATAACAATTACCGCACATGGTTCGCAAACAATCGACAATCAAAATTCGATTGTTTTGGAGTCACCTTATGCATCGATTCAGCTTTATTGTAACGGCTCTGATAAATACTTTATTGGATAAAAATTCTTCGACCCTAGGCCACTACTTATTACCGAGGGTTTCGCTGTACGCATATACATTTGTGTATACCTACGGCTGATCCTCGTAACAACATTTATTGGAGGATTTTATAAATGGCTTACAAATTTCAATTCGGCTCCGCGATCATGTCCGGCGCCCTTACACAGGAAGGGGATCTTAATATTCTCGATGATGAAGGTGCCGGCGGCGCCCTCAAAATCGGTGGTACTCAAGTTATCTCCGCTCTTCGAGCAGTTTCTGGTTCTACCTTAGACGGTCAGATCATCAACCCAGCAACAGCTATGGTCAATGTCGACACAGCGGATATCGCTGAGGGCACTCGACTTTATTACACTGACGCTCGCGCTCGCGCATCCGTCTCTGTAACAGACGCTGGTGGCGATGGCTCACTAGCATACAACAACAGCACCGGTGTTATCACTTACACCGGTCCATCGGCTGCAGAAGCCCGTGCCCACGTGTCCGTAACAGACGCCGGCGGTGACGGCTCCTTAGCCTACAACAACGGTACCGGTGTATTCACCTACACTGGACCAAGTGCTGCAGAAGCTCGCCAACACTTAAGCGCTTCTTCAACAACCTCAATCAGTGCTTCGTACAGCAAAGCAACTGGTATCATGACTGCTAAAGTTCAAAGCTTAACCGAATTCGATACTGGCGATCTTTCCGAAGGTTCTAACCTTTACTACACCGACGCACGTGCACGCGGTGCTATCTCCATGGAAGCTGATCGTTTTATCGCTTACAATGGTAGTTCAGGTGCATTCACAATGGATGAGACACTTTTCTCGGGTTCTGCTCGCGGTCTTATCAGTGTAACCGATGCAGGCGGTGACGGCTCTATGGCTTACAACGCTAGCACTGGTGTTCTCACCTACACGGGTCCAAGCTCTGCTGAAGCCCGCGCACACTTGTCTGTAACAGACGCTGGTGGTGACGGTTCTTTAGCCTACAACAACGGCACTGGTGTATTCACTTACACTGGTCCTAGCGCTACTGAGGTTCGTGCTCACTTTAGTGCATCGATGGGTCAAACCATTAGTTCTTCTTACGCTGCTGGCGTATTTGCTTCAAACTTGATGGCAACTGCTGCTGGTGATGGCCTTGGATTCTCTTCGGGTATCCTTTCTGTCAACGTTGATGACTCTTCTATCGAAACCAATGGTGATGCAATTCGTGTCAAAGCAGCCGGTCTTACCGACGCTATGATGAACGATGATGTTGCTACTGGTCTTGCTGGTAGCGGTCTTGTTGCTTCTAGCGGCGTAATGGCTGTTGGTGTCGACGATTCTGGTATCGAGATTAACTCTGATGCTCTTCGTCTTAAAGACAACGGTGTTACTCTTGCCAAGATGGCATCTCTGAATCGTGGTGCTATTATCTTCGGCGATTCTTCTGCTGACCCTGCAGCGCTTGCCGTTGGTTCTGCACACCAATTCTTGCAATCTGATGGTACAGACCTTGCATATGTTTCAATGAGTGGTGACGCTACATTGGCTGCAGGTGTTCTTTCAATCGGTGCTACTAAAGTTACTGATGCCATGTTGAACGATGATGCTGCTACTGGTCTTGCTGGTGTTGGTCTCTCGGCTGCTTCTGGTGTTATGGCCCTCGACCTCAACGAGCTTACTGCTGCAACAATTAACGTTGCTGCCGATAGCTTCCCTTTCGTGGATGCTGACGGTAACGTTACTCGCAAAGAAAGCATTGTTGACCTTGTGACTGGTATCGGTGGTGACGGACTTGCTGCTGTCTCTGGCGTTCTCGCCCTTGACGTCTTCGAGTTAAGTGCTGCTGCTGTTGATGTCGCTGCTGATAGCATTGCTATCGTCGACGCTAGCGATAGCAACTTCACGCGTAAAGAAAGCATTGCTGACCTTGTTACTGCTATGGCAGGCCCAGGTCTCTCGGCTTCTGGTGGCGTACTCACAGTTGAATCTGCTGCAACACCTGCAGCACGTGGAGATGCTAATGCAACTCTCACTGAAGGCTTCAACTTTGGTAGTGCTACTCTAACTGCTGACCGCACATGGACTCTTCCAGCCTCTCCGAGTGCTGGTGATGTCGTTCGCGTTAAGGCTCCTCAGGATCTTGGTGGCAACCGCCTCATTATCTCTAAGGCCGGTTCTCATGCAATCGATGGTGCTGACACTATCGATCTTGAATCACCGGGCGCCGCGATCAACATGATCTATGTTGGTAGCAACGCATGGCTAATCTTCTAGGATTATATAATCTTAGAGGTTTTTCTATACCTTGGGTGCCCCCTTTATGGGGGCATCCTCTTTTTTATGCTTAATAACTAAAAATAATCTATTTATTGAAGATGGGGAAACAAAATGGCCTACAATGTTTTAAAGGGTATCGTAGAAGGATCGGTTGATCAGCACGCGGACCAAGAAATCTCAGGGATTAAAGTGTTTAAAAACACCATTAGCGCCAGCGTTTTTTATGACACTGACGCAGAGAGTCCTTGCGCTACAATAAAAGATTTAGCAATAAAAGAAATTGTAGGAGGCAGTAAAAATTCAGTTCTGTCTCTTGCTGAAGAAGGTAAGGTTAACGCAAACTATAATCTTACGTTTGATGGAGAGACTCTGAAGACTAAAAACATAACAGCCGACGCGTTTGTTGGTTCTGGGGCCGGCCTCACGGAAATACCGACCAATAAATTTAAAGAGAAAATATCGGCAGATTCCATAGAACACAGCCATGGCATACATTCAGTTCGCGGCACCCTGCAAGTAAAAGCCCACGCTGGTCTTTCAATCGAAGACAACGCCGTTGGAGTCTCGCTAGCGAAAAATGGGGCATTGTGTATAAAAGATAGTCACCTTGTTGTTGATCCAACCAAGACAGAGACAATAACCGCGGCTGGTCAAAATTTAAGTGACAATGACTTGTTGCTTGTTTCTGATACTTCAAGATCCTCTGTGGCTCACACCACGTTAAGTAATTTTTATGAAGGCTACATTAAGAATAAGGTTTCCCATGCCGCTGGTACTACAAACGAAGTACAGTTGAAGGGAAAATCTGGCTTCAACTCGTCTTCTAAGTTTTCGTATAACACGGATAAAAACACCTTAAACATTGATGGCAAAATAGCTGCCGCAACCCTTCACGTAGAAGGAGACTTGCGTTGCGATGGCGCCGTAATAAACAGCATAAAAACAATTAGCACCCGAATGTATGAAGTACAAAGCGAAGATTACACTTTGCTGTGTGACACCGTAGATAGTCCCGTGACTGTCATGTTACCACCAGCCTGCAACCACCCAGGTCGCATGCTTAATATTAAAAAAGCGTGCACGAACAAATACAAACTTAACTCTTACCCAGTTGTCCTGAAAGTACAAGAAGGGACGATTGACTTGACCGAACAGATAGTACTCAAGACTAACTATGCTTTGCGTGCAGTCCAGTCTGACGGAAATAGTTGGTGGATTATTGGCGCCAAGGGCACTTGACACAAGAATAATATACTTATTATAAAAAAGGAAATAATAAATGGCATATAACTCACAAAAAGGTTCGCAACATACCGGCGACATTCAATACGAAGGAGATCCGAACGACGTTCAGATCGATTTCGAGAATGATCAGATTATACTGAGGACCGGCGGCGCACCACGTGTATCGGTTGTCAATACAGAATTGTCAGCCTCTGGAATCTTTAGGAATGTTGGCTCTATTTCGGGGTCCGGCGATGCCGCTCTTTCGGGCGCCGTCCATGCCACCGCTTTTTATGGAGATGGTTCGGGTCTCACATCTGTGGGTGCAATATCCACATCTGGCTCGGCACGCGTATATAGCGTGACCGGCCTGGAGACCTCTGGGTACCTTAAAGTAAGTGGTTCCAGCACTCTTGGTGCAGTAACTGCAACTACAATAGGCGCCACCACTTATTCTGGATCTTCTACCTTTCACAATGTTGGAGCGGCAACGTTCAGCGGCCCACTGTCCACAACTAGCTCAGTTACTTCTGCTGGAATTTTTACAACAGACCTCTCTGCCTCATCTGTTATACGTTCAGTGGGTTCTATCTCGGGATCGGGTGATGTTGCGGTTACCGGCGCAATTCACGCCACAACTTTCCATGGCTCCGGCGCCGGTATTACCGGCTTGTTCACCTCGTTCAGTTTGGCCGGCGATGGTGGCTCGTCTCAAACTATTGAAAACGGCAACACACTGACAATCGCCGGCGGTACTGGGCTTACATCTACGGCTGCTGTTACTGATACCGTTAGTATTGCTTTGGATAATACCTCGGTAAGTGCGGGTTCATACAATAGTGCGAATATTACTGTCGACGCTCAAGGTCGCCTGACAGCGGCCTCCAACGGCGCGCTACCCACATCGCTTTCGGGAACGACTGCTCAGTTGACAACCGGCGTCGAGACCTCTGGCTATCTTAAGGTAAGTGGCTCCAGTACTCTCGGCGCAGTAACTGCCACTACGATCTCTGCATCCAGTACGCTTCAAGCTGTGGGTGCTACCACCCTTGGGAGCACATTGTCGGTTACCGGTGCTATAACAGCGCCATCATTAACCGGCTCGATGGGCTTATATAGTCTGACCAATGGAACGCTACAGGTAGGTCACGAAGAAGTCGGTACAGGAGTTGCAGTTAAGATCTCCACCACTACAGACACCAGTGTTCCCCTCTTGGTCAAAACCCCAAGCAATGAAATCCTATTGGCGGCAACCGGTTCCGGCAAGGTACTCGTAGGTGGGATGCACCTTGATGCAAAATTGAATATTAGTGGTTCAGACACAAGTAAGCTAATCTCGGCTGCCGGAACTTCTCGCGGCGTAGCGTTTTATGTAAGTGCAAGTGGGGAAACCTTCGTCTCTGGCAATATTATTATGCAACAAGCTGAGCCAAGGATATTTTTCAGCAACAGTGTTGGCACAGGCTTAGGGTTCTTAGGATACAACTCATCTAATAATATTATTGTGCAAAACAACACAAGTAATAAACATGTTGTGTTCAAAACCAATGACAACGGAACAATCAAAGAAGGCTTCCGAATCGATGGCGCGGTACCAGAAGTGGTAGTAAACCAGGGCGCTGACTCACTAGTTGATTTCCGTGTCGAGTCTGATAACAATACACACATGCTATTTGTAGACGGTAGCGAGAATAAAGTTGGAATTAATACGAATGCACCACCAGAAGCCTTTAGTGTTGTAGGGAATATCTCTGGTTCGGGTACACTGCAAAACGTAGGGGCTACTATTTTAGGAAATAACTTGAACGTCTCAGGCTCTACGATCATGGAATCATTGACCGCAAATAATATTACAAATGTTGGGCTATATTCTGGATCTTCAACCTTCCACAATGTAGGCCACTCAAGCTTCGGCGGCAATATTAACGCTAGTGGTTCCGTTTCCTCTGCTGGTGTTCTTTCGACCGGCCTAATCTCCGGCTCGAATGGTCTCCACATCGATGCTTTTGCTACGATGGGTGCGACACTAAGCGTGTCTGGTGCCATAAGTGTTGGAATCCCTAGCGCCAAAACCGCTCTTGATATACACCATAACCCCACGGCTTTGGCTAACGACACTGGTGGAGGAGAGGTGGTCAAATTTGGAACAGGAACCTTGACAACGGGCAAGTTGTATTATCTACACAGTGGATCTTCATGGGAACAAGCGGCAGGCGTTGGTGAGGCCTCAGGCGGCCTAGGAATGTTGGGAATCGCTCTAGGTTCTAACCCAGCGGTGAACGGAATGCTTATACGTGGATTCTTTGATGCGCACTCATATCTTAGTGGAACCTTTGTTGCTGGTACAACTCTGTATGTATCGGCCCCGGGCTACATTACAACCATGCGCCCATCGGGATCTACCGAAATAGTCCGCGTTTTGGGCACATGCACTACCACCGGAAATGTAATATACTTTAATCCTAGTCCGGACTATTTGGTGGTGACATAGTGTCGTGGAGCAAGCTAAATGGTGTTGCTGCAGCAGGAGTTACTAGCGTTAATGGGATAGCTAAAGGCAGTATTAATAACATTAATGGTTCTGCGACACCTGCTAGCGGCGGTGGCGACAACCTTTGGATTGCCGCGGCCAAAGATGGCGGCTATGGTCACGTTGAAGTAACCGCCGGCGATGCCATTACAGGCTGGGCAGGGTACCGAGATCCGGATACCTCGACCGACTATACTTACATTGCATATGGCAAGGACGGCCCGGGCGGCAGCCCGCGATGGGTCTCCACCTCCACCAGTGGCAACAGGGAATTACGCTATTCTGACGATCCAGAAACTGATGGTTCGTGGACGGACATCAACATTAGCTCTGGAAAAATATACAGCTTGGCATGGTCTAACGACAAGTGGATCGGTGCCGGCCAAATGTCGGCACCACAAACTGTGTTGACTTCAAGTGACGGAGCAACATGGGGAACCGTAGATGTAAGCTCGCTGACAGGAATTACAACTACCAATTCTTTCGGAATTGCTAGCGACGGTGGAAATAACTGGATCTTCGCACAACAGGACAGATTGTATGCCAGCAGCAATCATGGTGATAGCTGGTATTTGTTAAAAGATTTTAATGATTCTCGCGTTTGTTACCAGCCGACTTACTCAAATGCCCGGTGGTTCGTATGGTGCACCAACGTTGGCTCTGGAGACGTAGTGACATTTGCCGATGCTGCAAGTTCTGGCAGTTGGACGGATACCGCAGACACTCTAGTAGGCGGCGCCGCAACTGGCCCACATATTGCAGCCTGCGTGTCCACGGCTTCATCCGGACTTTCTACTGTAATCGTGGTAAACTCTAATGACATTTGGCGTAGTGTTGATTCTTGTGCTAATGGCTCGTACATGGTAAATGTTTTACCATACGGCAGTGCCAACGGAATCGCCGGCGACGGGAACGGCAATTGGGTAGTTGTACACAATGGCGGCGACATCTCGTATAGCACCGACGATGGCACTACATGGAGTTCCGGTGTAGAAAATCTCGTCTTTGATTCTGGTACAGAAAACATAAATCATATAGCGGTTAACAAATATCTGCCGCTTTAAAGATAAATTTATAAAAAGTTTTAGTATAGATTAATAGGATAAAAAGGGCCTTTGGTCTTGAATAATACTATTTATTTTGAATTATTGTCAATTAAGGAGAGAATTCATGTCCAGTCTTTTAAACGAAGCAATTGTAGATGCCAAAGCGCTTAGGGATAGCGCTTTAAAGAATGCTGAAGGCGCGATAATAGATAAGTATTCTGACGAAGTAAAGAAAGTCTTGAGCCATTTGCTTGAACAAGAAGAAGGAGCACTGGAACTCGGCGGCGGACTTGACGCCGACGCACCTGAGTTAGAAATGCCTGAAATGCCCGCAGAACCTGTTGATGCTTTGGCCGAAGATGCCGAAGATGCCGAAGAGGTCACAGAAGACGAAGTGCCACTTGCTGCTACTGACAATCTCTCTAACAATGACGGAACCAACCTTTCTTCTTTGCCAAATTCTGGCGAAGAAGTAGAAGTCAATATTGATCTTGGCGCCCTTCAAGAGGCAGTCGCCCAACTTGCGAACTCTCTTGAAGAGGAAGACATCGAGATCAACGAAGAAGACATTATTAATATTTTAGATGAAGAAGAGGACGTCTCTGTTGACGTCGATCCTTCTGCTGATGAAGAAGAAGCCGACAACAAGGCCATGGCAGGTCTCGCCAATCTTGATGAAGATGAATCAGACAAGATTGATGCTCTTGTTGACGCAGTCATGGAAAAACTAGAAGTCGATACCGGCGCTACCTTGTCCGGTTGGGCCGGCCGCCCTGCTTCACAATTGAAGCACGAACAAGAGAGAGAACTTGCCGGCGCCGCTTCCACTAAGGAAGACGCCGATGCCACCCTTGAAGAAGAGGAGTCGGATCTTCCAGAATCAGAATTAAACGAATCAAATGTTGCACTTGAAAATGAAAATATTACATTGAAAGAGCAGCTAGATAAATATAAGCAAGCAGTAAGTGAGATTAAAGAAAACCTTTATGAGGTTAATCTCTCCAATGCACGTTTATTATACACGAACCGTGTTTTAAGAAATACCTCCCTTAATGAGCGACAAAAAGAAAAGATTGTCGAAGCGATTTCCACCGCCGGTTCGGTCGCAGAAGCCAAAACCATTTTTGAGACGCTTCAGAGCACAGTGGAGGCGAAGCCACAACGACGCCCACAATCACTTAGCGAAGCAATCGGTCATAAGGCCTCTGTTATCCGCGCGACTCGTCAAGAGTCGTCAAAACCCAACGATGTATTCTCCGATAGGATGCGTCGTTTAGCTGGAATAAAATAATCATAATTTATAAAAAAAAGGAGGTGATTTAAAATGTCTAGTATTATCGAAAGATTGACCGAAGGAGTTGTCAATCGTGATATGCGCGCCGAGAGCCATGCTCTTCTTTCCAAGTGGGAGAAGACCGGTCTGCTTGAGGGTCTTACAAAAGATTCCAAGCGTCAAACAATGGCGCGCCTGCTTGAAAACCAAGCAAAAGAACTGCTTCGCGAGAGCAGCACAATGGCCGGTGGCGATGTTGAGGGCTTTGCAGCCGTCGCGTTCCCCATCGTACGTCGTGTATTCGCAGGCTTGATCGCAAACGATCTTGTCTCTGTTCAGCCCATGAGCTTACCCTCAGGTCTGATTTTCTTCCTTGACTTTACTTTTTCCAAACAGGGAGCAGGTCTTGCTCGTTTGGGATACACTACAGGTTCAGATGGCGCAGAGCCATCCATCTATGGTGGTGATAAGGTCGGTTCTCAGATCACTGGCGGTGTTGACATCTCCGGTGCTCAAGCAGAACGTGGACCCCGTAACCTCAACAACGGTTACTCTTCCCCAACAGCATCTGTTGACAGAACTATTACTTTCCTAACAGCAAGTACCTATAGTTCTTCAGCAGGTAGCATCCCTCTCCTTACGGAGTTCGATGCTGAGCTTGAGTCTCAGTCTGGTACAGCAAATGTTGCTATTGGTACCATTGATACCTCGGGCCTCACTAACTGGAACTCGGAGGATCTTGTAGCAGTCACAGCGGTTTCTACAACTTCTGGTTCACACGGAAGGCTGTTCCACTCTGGTGCCCTCGGTCAAACCGGTGGCTCGGTTCAGTTGCGTCGTCTCACACGATACAGCGGTTCCTCTGATTCTGTCGCATACGTTGTTTTCGCTTCGTATGACGGTGCGATCACCAACGCACACCTTCATGGCTTGATGACTGCTTCTGCAATCAGCTTCACTTATCCAATCAAGGACAATTTGGAGTCAAGTGACGCCCTCGGCTCTGTCGTCGGTGCTTCCCCATGGGGCTTGGAGAACAATCAGAACATCCCAGAGATCGACATTAAGGTCGATTCCGTGGCTGTGACGGCTGTAACCAAGAAGCTCAAGGCTAAGTGGACTCCGGAGTTAGGTCAAGACCTTAACGCCTACCACAACCTTGATGCAGAGGTTGAGTTGACTAGCATTCTCTCTGAGCAAATCGCTCTTGAGATTGACCGCGAGATCCTTGAGGATCTTGTACGTGGCGCTACCGCTGGTACTAAGTACTGGTCTCGTGCTCCAGGTCTCTTTGTCAACCGTGACACGGGTGCAGAACTCGTTTCAACCTCAGCGGCTCCAGACTTTACTGGTACCGTTTCTGAGTGGTATGAGACTCTCGTTGAGACAATCAACGATGTTTCTGCTAACATTCACCGCAAGACTCTGCGTGGTGGTGCTAACTTCGTGGTCGTAGGCCCTGAAGTTGCCAACATCCTTGAGTTCACCGCTGGCTTCCGTGCTAACGTCACTGCTGACGATGAGCGCGGCGATATCGGTGCTGTGAAGGTTGGTGCTCTCACCAAGAAGTTCGACGTATATGTCGATCCTTACTTCATGCGTAACCTGATCCTTGTTGGTCGTCGTGGTTCCTCTTTCCTTGAAAGCGGATATGTGTATGCACCTTACGTGCCCCTGCAGACCACTCCAACCATCTTTGGACCAGAGGACTTCGTACCTCGTAAGGGCGTGATGACTCGTTACGCCAAGAAGATGGTGCGTCCTGATATGTACGGTCTCGTTATCGTACGTGGCATGATCGGAGAGTCCGCTTAACGTTATAGCCTAGCGTAAAAGCAAAAAAAATGTAAAGCCTCCTTCTTCGGAAGGGGGCTTTCGTTTATTACAAACTACTTATATATGAATTGGAGAACTTCCAATCGATTATTTAAAACATTTATTATAACATTAAAGAAATAGGAGGTTATTAAAATGGCTAGAGTTGGATTAGGAAGACTAGAAAAATTAATGGAAGAGTTGGACCGCGAGATTGATCTCGAAGGTTCGGATGTTACGGTTAACTCCCTGACATCAGATACGACTGTTACAGCCACTGCTGGTAACATTGTCGGTACGACAGGTACACTGAAGCTAGACAACGGTGGTGCAGTCACGCAAGGTACGAGCAAATCAACTACTGTTGTTCTCGATAAGCCAGTTGGAAAGATTACAATGCATAACGCAGCCCTTGCTTCGGATGCGATCGTGACCTTCCAGGTGACATGTGCAACCTTTGCCAGAGCGACTGACGTTTGTATTGTCAACCATCACAGTGGTGGAACAATTGGAAAATATTCTGTAGATGCGACAGGCCACGCTGCCGGTAGCTTCAAGATCACAGTAACAAACATCTCGGCCGGCTCTCTGAGCGAGGCCATCGTCCTGCACTACGCTTTGGTTCAAACTGCTCACACATAGGACGTGTGGTAGCGAACAGCATCAAGCTTTTAAATCCCCCTTTCCTTTTTGGATGGGGGGTTTTTGTTGAAATTGCCGATCTCTGCAATTTTTTTCCCCTTAAAATTTTGAGATTTTGCGATCGATAATAATAAAGTGCTAGAAGCAGCGTAGTTTGTGCTTCATAAAACTATTTATCGTATAGGAGGATAAATGTGTGCCTACAAACTTAAGTCCACTATCGACGACAAGCGCAATCGTCTTAACATCAACAGGGTCGTTCGACGACGTCGCTAGCGCGGTACCCTTTGGAATATACACAGGATCGGCTAACTTTAAAAGTGGCGCTGTAGATCAGGTAGCATATACCTATAAGAAACTTGGTGGCGATGTTGTTGACATCGAACTCACCACTTCCAATGTATATGCAGCGTATGAAGAAGCGGTATTAGAGTATTCATACATTATTAATCTACACCAAGGTAAAAATGTATTATCGACGGCCCTGGGTAACACCACGGGAACGTTCGATCATGATGGCACTATTTTAACCGGCCCCGTAAGCGGCAATTTGCGTTATCCACGATTTCAAGCATCTTACGCTAAAAAAGTTGGGGATTCGATGGCTGCAATGGGTGGTTATGGCGGCACTATACCACAATATTCAGCGTCGTTTACTCCTACGCCGAAAAAACAAGATTACGATTTACAAGAAATAATTGAAACTGCCTCTTCGACCGGCCTTGACGACCAAGGTAATGCTGTTCCTTTTTCTGGAAAGGTCGATGGCAAGAGAGTTATTATAACAAAGGTTTTCTATAGGTCTCCACGCGCAATGTGGCGGTTTTTTGGATACTATGGAGGAATCGGTGTTGTTGGCAACATGTCAACTTATGGACAATACTCAGACGACTCTACTTTTGAAATGATTCCAACCTGGCAAAACAAAATGCAGGCGGTTATGTACGAAGACAGCCTCTACACAAGAACTTCGCACTATTCTTATGAGTTGATCGATAATAAGCTTCGAGTATACCCGGAGCCAGGCCACTTCGACTTCACTTCTATCGAAAGCATGTGGGTTCGCTTTTACGTGGAAGATTTAGACACGTTTACCTCAAATTCGGAATATAGAGACGGAGTAGAGGGCGTCAACAATATGAACACATTGCCTTTCGATAATATACCGTATGGCAACATCAATGCGATTGGTAAGCAGTGGATTAGAAAATACTGCTTAGCATTGTGTAAAGAAATGCTTGGGCAGATTCGAGGAAAGTTTACCACCATTCCGATTCCGGGAGAAAGCGTAACCCTCAATCACAGCGAATTGCTTTCACAAGCCAAAGATGAACAACAGCAACTTAAAGACAAACTAATGGAGATGCTCAAAGAGACTGAATACAAAGAGCTTGTCAAATACGATTCTGAAACTGCAGACGCAACACAAAATCTATTCAAAAACTCTCCTCTACCGATTTTTGTGGGGTGATATAGATGTCAGACGAATGGGAAAGACCAGCAGCACCGCCACCTCCCCTCTTTTTAGGCAAAAAAGAGCGAGACTTAGTAAAACAAGTCAATGATGAACTTATTGAGAAGGTCATTGGTCAACAAATACTCTACTATCCAGTTGATCTTGAGGCTACCAACTTTCATGGCTTGTACGGTGAGGCAATTGCAAAGACTTATCTGCCACCGGTACGTATATACGCTTTAATCGACTTTAACGAAGAAGCAACGTCATATTTGCCTAATGTTGGTGTTGACTCCGATTCTACAATAACGGTACTTTTCCATAAAAGAAGATTAACCGAAGATCAGGACCTTTATGTCCGCGAGGGCGATTTTATTCTTTACGGTAAAATCTATTACGAGATAGTTAAGTTGTCTGAGCCGAGGAAACTTTTCGGCCAAGTAGACCACAGTTTTGAGATAGCCGGCACATGCCGACGAGCAAGAAGAGGATTATTCGATGCTACCTGATGATTTTGATTTCGCACAGCTACCCCCCGGGGCAACCAGCACCACCTTAGAAGAGGTAGGAATGTTGTCTTCGACAATCGAGACAATAGATTATGCGATTACTTCATGGATCAAGGAAGACCTTGATCTAAGCGCACGAACAAATCACGGATACACCGAAGTTCCGGTTTTTTGGCAGACTCCCGAAAGGGCATATCAGATAAAGAGCCGCAAAGAGCTTAGAGACGCAGATGGCTCTCTAATCCTGCCTATTGTCAGCATTGAACGAGTTAACATTGTCAAAGATCCATCTCGCAAAGGCAGCTTCCAGGCACACACCTTTTCAAAAAACCACAATGGCCGCGCCGGCCGCATGGTTATTGCAAGAAAGATAAAACAAGACAAAACAAGAAATTTTGCAGTTGCAACAGGGACGAGGACAAATAATGGAGGAAAACTTCAAAACTATTTTCCGAGAATCAACAAACAGGTTGTAATTCAGACTCTTTCCATCCCAATACCCGTATATGTCAATGTAGAATACAAAATTGTCATCAAGACTGAATATCAGGAACAGATGAATAGCCTTATTCAGCCATTTATGACACGCACTGGTCAGATTAACTCTTTCTTGTTAAGAAGAAACGGTCACATCTATGAAGCATTCCTTGACCAAGACTTTGCGCACAATAACAACATGTCGGACCTATCGGAGGACTTGCGAATGTTCGAAACGTCAATTAATTTACGTGTTTTGGGTTATCTTATTGGAGAAGGCGAGAATGATGATCGGCCAATAGTGACTGTAGAAGAAAGTGTAGTAGAAGTTACTTTCCCTAGAGAATCCGCTGTAATTCCTGGGGAGCCCTCGTTTTTAGAGGACTAATTCAGGAACTAACACTTATTTTCTACATTGTCTTCATCCTTTTGAAATCCAAAATACTATTTAGGTAATGATTGTGATGTCTTTTAGACAATTAATAAAACGAGGATTGCGAAATCATGTCAGTAAAGAAATTTAAGTTTGTTTCCCCCGGAGTTTTTATCAACGAGATTGATAACTCCTTTATACCCAGAACCCCCGATACTATCGGACCGGTTATTATCGGCCGAGCGCCAAAAGGCTTGGCGATGCAGCCAGTTAAGGCTGAGGCCTATTCCGACTTTGTAGCTATGTTCGGTGAAACAGTCCCCGGTGGAGCCGGTGGAGATGTTTACCGTAACGGGCTCTCAACCCAGTCCCCCATCTATGGTCTCTATGGCGCCAAGGCGTTCTTAGCACCCGGCGTGGCCCCCGCCACATATATCCGTACACTTGGTCACCAGCATCCTAATGCTGACGACGTCAATGCTCCGCACTTCGGAGAGCAGGCCGGCTGGAGAACAGAGCTACTGTTAGACAACACTCATGGTGGTGGAGCATTTGGTTTGTATGTTATACCTTCAGCGAGCTATAACGCTAGCGCATCAATGGACACAGTAACCGGCCCAACGGGCAGTTTAGCTGCAGTTTGGTATCTGGAAGCAGGACTAATGGCCCTTTCAGGAACTCTTATCGGTTCTGGCGCCTTGGCCGGCCGCCAAAACGCTGAAGGCGTCGGTGCAGTGATTCTTTCTGATACTAACGGTGTCTTTAAGGCTGCTCACACCGCAGGCGATGGCACCAAGACACTCTTCGACTTCAGCCTCGATGACAACAGTAACAAGTTCATCCGCAAGGTGTTCAACACTAATCCTCAACTATTTGTTTCGGGTAACTTCTATCCAACATCTGCAGAGAAAGATTACTGGCTTGGTGAGTCCTATGAACAAGAGACTCGCGACTTTCTGAGCGACAAGGGTACCGGCGTATCGTCTCCCCTTGCTGGCGTTATTGTGGGGCTTCACCTGTCTGGTTCCAAAACCACTTCTCCTGCAAATATGAGCGGTGTATCGGCCAATGAAGCGAAAGCCGGCTGGTTCGTCGCACAAGATACAGGCCTCTATGATGAGTTCAGCATCCAACGCGATGCAACTAAGCTGTTCCGATTAATCGGCCGCGGCCATGGCGCATGGTTGAGCGATAACGTTAAAATTTCGATCTCCAACATTCGCCAGTCCAACACTAGCACAACCGACTACGGAACATTCTCGGTGTTAATCCGTCGTATCGATGATTCAGACAATGCTGTTCAGGTTCTTGAAAGATTCGACGAATGCAGCCTTGATCCTACTTCTCCTAACTTCCTTTCACGGAAAGTTGGAGATCAATATCAAGAATGGGACGAAACGGAAAAACGCCTTAAATTATATGGTGAATACCCTAACCAATCCAAGTATGTATATGTCGACATGAATGGCGATATCGAAGCCGGCGCGTCCGGCATGGAAACATTGCTTCCATTCGGTTACTACGGCCCACCAAAATACAAAGACGCTAACAAAATCATCATCAGCGCTACTGGGAGCACAACCCCCACGGCCACCGCCGACTCGGAGGAAAGACGCTTGGGTCCTGCCGATCATAACATCTTTGTGACCCTGGCGACGGGATCTTCTCTTGGTATCGAGGGTGAAACTCTTAACTGGGGAGGTACATACTGCCTCA